GGAACATTGGTATTACCACCATTAGCGGATACACCAGCTTCATCAATATATCCAAAGAAACCAGTTTTATTATTACCGGATCCGCTTGATGTATTGTATGCAAAGGAAAGACCACGATCAGTATTGGTATCATATGCATGAGTAACCGTTACTTGGCTTGTTGTGGTAATTCCAGAAGTGGTTGTTCCAGTAAAGGTAACAATCTTTGTAGTGGTATTATACGCAGTAACAGTAGTTAGACCAGAATTTGGAAGTCCAGATACAGCAAGAAGATCTCCAGTATTAATTCCAACAACAGAATCAACAGTAATAGTAGAAACTCCAGAAGCAACTGGTGCTGTAACAGTTAATTTACTAGTAACATCACCAAGATGCATTATCGCATCATTTAAAGTTGCATTAGCAGAATTAACAGTTGTTGTAGTACCATCTACCTGAAGACTACCTTTAACAATAACTAAACCATCACTATCTAAACCATCAGGATATGGGTCAATGTATAGTGTATTGCCTCCACCAGATCTTGTTGAAATGACATTAGAAGAAATACCAACATTATCAAAATAGAAGTTACCTCCTCCTCCTGCAAATTCAACAGGTGTATTAAATTTCCAACCTGCACCAGTTACTTCAACACGATCAGATCCATTTTCATTATATTCAATCTTAGCATCTCTATTATCACCAAATGTCAGAAATTGATCATCTGGAATAATAACTTCACCAGTACCATTCGTTCTTAACCAAATATGTCCATTATTATCATTAGATGAAATAGTATTTGCATCTATAGTTAAATTATCTACAGACCACTGATTAACTCTTGGTAAGTTAGCTACATTACCTTCTCCACCTGGATTACCAGCAGCACTTCTGTCGAGAATTGGAACAAATCCATTAGTAACACTACCAGTATTGGCACCACCTTCAACTGTTCCAGGTGCATTGTTTAAAAGATCTGTATAATATTCTCCACCAATTAACTGTGGATTTGATGAGTTATCCCCAACAAAAAATCTTTGACCTCTATTTCCTTGAGTACCACCGCCAATAGTATAAGCTAATTCACCATAATTTAGAGTCCCTGGTGCTACAGTACCAGTAGATCTTTTAACTCTAATGATACTAGCCATTAGAAGCTCCCTCCGTTAATATCTAAATTTTGTGTAGTTCCTGGTGTCAACTCTAAAGTGGCATCCCATTTACTCGTAACCGCATTATATACAAGGACCATTCCAGTTTGAAGTGATCCGGCATTAATGTCACTCAACCCAGAAAGAGCTAGTGAAGCATCGCCAGAAAACGAGGAAACGACCTTAAGTGCGTTCTGTTGGCCAACTTTAACCTTAATATCTGCCATTTAGTTAATCTCAAGGAGTGTAGAAAAATTCCATTTATTATGGATCAGGATCTAAAATATATTTATACTTAAGATGGATTAACTAATTCTTTAAGCAAAGATTTAATCTCATCAATATCATTTTTCATTCTATCCAGTTCTTCTTTTTGGGAATGCTTTTGCTTCTTTACCTTAAAATACTGATCATATTCAAACTGATCAGTATTAACTATCGCTCCGGTCTTTTCATCCCGGAATAAATTTTTATGCCCTTCTATTGGAATCATTAAGCTAAAGCAACTACTCTTAAATCACGAAGTTTAGGAGTAAATGCTTCATTTGTTCCATTCATAACAATTTTAATTACAAACCCACTAAATTGATCCAAATCATCAATACTATACTGATAATCTAAAAATTCATTCTCATTACTTGATCTAACAGCAGAATCAGGTTGACCATCATTCAAATATTTGTCGATAATACTGTCTCCAAATCCATCCCCATCAGTATCTTTTAGGTTCCCATATCCTGGGAAGTACTGATAAGATTGTGCTATTTCACTAGAATCGGATTTAAACAATTTATACATTACTCTAAAATCATTAGAAGAATGTCTATATGCATTAAAGAATACCTTCAATGAAGAAGCTGGTTGTACTAAATCAATTCTCTTTGAAATATAAACTGAAGCATGTGGATCATCAGAAATTTGATTAGATCTAGAATCATTAACATAACTAGAAATTGGTTTATTAATCCGATTTCTACCAAAGATAAATGTAGATGCTTCTGTAAGATCAATAACAGGAGAAAGATTATTATTTTCAGTCTCCATTCTAATACCAAGAGTTAAAGACTTACTTCTAGGTAAAGAAGAAAGATTATTAGTTTCATTTACTCTAGAGCAAACTATTCTTGGTGAATCAAATTGATTGAAGTCATTAAGAGAAACTGATTCAAATCCCTTATCAACAAAGGATGCCTCTGTTCCATCAACACTTGTACCAGAAACTGTTCTTAAAGTAGAAGTAACATTTGTCTTATCTGGTACAAGAACATTAAATTGTGGATTAATCTCATTAAATTGAATATTTTGAGTTGCTATACATTCTGTTCCACCTAAAGATCTTTCATCAACAAAATTAACCATCCAATCACCACTAGATTTATTTGATGCATTGGTTGATGCTGTTCTATCAATTTGTATATGATACTTATCAATTTCCCTTGATGAATTTAATAAGGTATCATTAGGTAGATTATGTGAATTATTAATACGTGTCAAAGAAACACCATTAAGTTCATACTTATGTAACTTATCACCAATATAATGATTTCTTGTGATAGATTTATCAATACCTCTATTTCCAGATATACCTGCGATTGTAGTTGTAGTAACGCTAGTATATTTGATTATTTCATTATTAATGAGAACATAACCTGGATTTGTTGCACTAACAATAACACCTTCAAAGAAATCATACTTAGATGTATTTGCTGCACCAACTGCTATGTCTAAACTTGATCCAACAACATTTGCTTCTATTGCAGTTACATCAGTATTGGGGAATACACCACTAATATCTACCTTATTGGTATCAGCCTGCATTCCATGATTATAATGAGAAACTTCAATAACATTTCCAGTATAAAGTGTATCTGGTGTAGAAGAATTTATATCGACGTCAGTACCAGCTAAAGATACATTAGTTGTTCCATTATAATAAGAAAGTGTTGCACCCTTAGTAAACCATTCACCTTTAACATTATTCAAATATAAAGTATCAACATTAGGAACACTACTTACAGTAATTTTAGCTCCGGATCCTCTAGAAACAGTGGAAGTTTGTATGCCAAGTACATCACCAGCAACATATCCAGTTCCAGTATTTGCAATAGAAACAGAGAATATTTTATTACTAGCAATAGTCACAATACCAACAGCACCAGACCCACGTCCAGTTATTGTATAGAATGGTACATTACTAAAGACACCATTTGAATATCCTATTCCAGTATTAGTTTGAGTAACAACTCCAACATTTCCACCAATATTTTCAATATAACCATAAGCATTACCTTCTAATACTTTTGTTCCTACTGTTAATATATTAGCAAGATTGGAAGATGCTGATGAAGTTACAATACCAACAACTAATTTTCTTGGCAATACTTTAATTGGATTATTAACTAGAGTTGGTACATTAGCATCCCTAGTTGTATATGTACTACCTATAGAAAGAGTTGGATTGTGGAAATAAGCAGTTCCTGATGTAGAAGTGAAATTAGCTTTATAGAATTTGAATTTTAAATCCTCATTCTTACTAGCAGTTAAAACTGATCCATTTTGTGGTTTATAGAGATGTCCACCAACATACTGATTAGAATAAATTACCTGTTCAGCATTTGGATATGACTGAGTAGTAACTGTTGCCTGATTTGCCTCTGCAGACCATATCTTATATTGATCAGATGCTGGAGAAATTAATCCTAACGAATATTGCTTATTTGGTTCCAAATAAATTGGTGATGGGAATTTAATATTAGTTGCTGTAGATCCATCAGAAGAAGTGGTAATTCCTACTGGAAGAATATCTACTCTTGCAAAATCTTGTACTAATTTATCTTTTGGTTTTCCACCAATACGAGTTTCTTTAATTTCTACAAATAATTTTTCTGTAGTATCTTTTCCTGAGAAATAAAGGTCAATACCAGTTAAGAATCCACCATCATTATCCGTCCTAAATGTCTGAGATAAAGGATCTCTTCTAAGAGCATTTAATGGCAATAGTGAAGAAGGTCTTCTAACAGCAAGAGTTTCACTATAAACTGAAGGATCTACAATACCAGAAGAATGATAAGTCGATTCTGTGAAAGTTACTGTTGTTGCTGATGAATTTGTGGAACTAGAAGATACTTTAAAAGTAGTAGATACATTATTTAAAACAACTGGAGGAGCTGGATTAACCAATGGATCTCTAATAAAGAAACATCCAATTAAATCACCAACAGAATCAGTAGTTAAAGATTGCCCAGAAACAGTTGCTTGTGCTAAACTAGTTTCTCCAACAAGGAACATTCCGGCAGGTGCATGACCATAAAATCTACCATCCGTATCATCTGCAAGAGAATAAGTATCTATATTTACGATAGATGCTGAAGATGAATAAGCAGATATTGTTAAAGATGATGAGTATGGATTTTCTGCATATGTAGTTACTGGATTATTATATCCACCTGTTTTGTGGTTTGAATTTGCAACCCTAAAGGAAGAAACCTTCTTACCATCTACATATCCACTAATGGTTTCTCCTGCTTGGAATAAACCAGATGACATTGTAATTTGAAGAAGTTTTGGAACAATATCAATATTTGCATTACCACCAAGGAAAGAATAATAATTAGTTGCTGGTTGTAGACCACTAGCTCTAAATTCAACATTTCTTGATCTCATCTTATTATTTGGAGATGAGCTAGAAACCAAATTACTAATATATGAATTTTCCCATTTACTCTGTGATCTTAAGACAACTCCAGATTCTGGATTAAGTGTTCTAGCCCAAGTATCGGAAGATGGTGTTAATTTAAGTGATCCATTATAATTAGCAACTCCAAATGGATTAACATCTTGCTGTTTTGTTGCAAAATTTTGTGATAAATTAGTCCATTCAACTTCAGAATAATTTAATGTTACTAGATCTCCAGTCTTTTTAACATTTGTATCCAACAAACTCTGATCTACGGCAAAATCAGCACTATCAGAGTCAATTGATTGATTTAATGCAACTCTAGATTTTAATGAGTATAAAGAAAGATCAGATCTTACTTCCTGGTTTTGTGTATCAACAGAAACTTTAGCATCTGGATTTTCAATATCAATAAAATTAGTATCTTTAAAATTATCAACAAAGAATCCAGATTTAAATCTACTTAAACCATCAGAATCTTGAATCTGCAATGATTTAGTATCTAATTCTAAAACAGTTAATGAAGTTAATTTCTCAACATTCTCTAACCGATCTTCTAACTTACGAAGATCTCTCATCGTATATCTCTTATTGTCTATAAGAGATAATTGTACATCACTAGGATTATAAAGATATGCTGGTAATTTAATAGTTGCTATATCCATCCCATCCTGAATAGATGATGGTGATTTTGGATTTAATGCAGATACTCCTTGTATTACTTTTAAATCTCCAGCGGAATTGAGAGTTAATTTATCTATTCTTGGTAGATAATAAGAATAACCAACAAAAGAATTAACATTAGGAGCAATCACTAAAGTTGGATTGATTCCAGCAGTTGAGAAATTTCTATTATCAAAAGCAAAAGGGGAAGATGTTGTACTATTAAAATCTGCAACTCTTGGTCTAAAATCAAGAACATCTGATGCCCTACCACCCTTTAATACTGGTAAATCATCTTTATATCTCTCATTATCATAACTATCAACAGTATAAACATCACCCGTATCATTATTAGGTACAGTATAATGATTGTGGATAACTAAAAGCCTTCTAGAAGGAACACTAGCTCCAGGTTTTCTAACAATACGAGAATAATCATAATATTGTTCTCTTTGCCCTTTATCTAAATTATACTCATATGTTTTATCAGTATAATTTCCTTTAGTTATTACAGAAATAGCACCTTTAATTGATGATTCTTCAAATCTAACAGTTTCATTAACAGCAAACTTATTTGAATTTAAATAAACAAATTCAACTTCTGTTGATGAAGATCTAGTAACTATTTGACCAACTGCACCAGTTGAAGCTCCAATAATTTTTTCTCCAAGAACCGATTGAGTATCTAAATTAAGTCCAGAAGTAAATGATAATTTGTCTAATGTAACAGAAGTAGCATCTAATGCTTCATAAACTGCTACTACCTTGACAACATCAGGGACATTTAAAGATATTTCTTCATCTTCAACTCTCAATCCATAAAAACCATTAACACTCATTCCACTAATTGCAGAAGAAATTCCAGAATTTGTTAGATTAATTTCCTTCTTTGTGCTCCTAGTATAATTCTTTTTCTTATTAGTCGCGCCATTCTTCTTTAAAGTTGTATTAACTCTAACATTACTTGATGCAGTTAATCCACTAATTTTTAAAGTATTTAAATTATTTTCAAAAGTAACTTGACCTGAATTCAAAGGTTCAACTAAACCAGATTCATAATGTACGGAATATTTTTCTGCGGAATAAGAATCAAAATAAGCACTTGAAATGCCAGTAATATCAGATATACTAATAGAAAGATTTCCACCCGCATCCGTTGTATGTTGTGGAGACCTACTTGCCTGAACCCATGAATTAAGATTTGAACCTGATAAATCTACATTTGATATATTATCCTTTTCTAATTTTGCATATAAAGATGCTTTATCTTCATTTAAAAATTTGGGATAGACTATTTTAAATGTTCCTTTATAATCATTACCAGCTATGGGAAGAGCACCATTCAAATGATCATCTACACCTGTTACTGCAGTAAGAGTCGCTGTAAGTCCATCAGATGAGATGGTGTCAAGTTTATTATAAGTTGGAATACCATCTCCTGCTGGAGTATATCTAAGAATAGCATCATTTCTTATGCCAGTAAAATTTCTTCCAGTAACTGTTGCAATTCCAGCATTATTAATCTGAATTGTATCGTTAAGACTAAATCCTTTTGGTGTTTTTGGTATTAAAACAGAATCTGCAGTAAATGATTTAGTTAATCCAGATACCCCTAATGCCCCTGCATCTTGGAATACTGACTTAATATCTTCTGTAGTATATTCATTAATACTTTCAATTGTTCTAGAAACTTCCGTAGTTCCATTAATAGAAATTTGCTCGCCAACTTGGAAAGATCCAGAAGTTTGATATAGAGTAAAGGTCTTATTGCTATTGGTATGAATTGTATATCCACTAGCACCACTACTCAAACCTTTAATATGAGCATCCTTTGTTAGAACAGTATTAGCATTTGCAACCAATTCTGTATAAGTCTGAACATCCCAAAGATATAGATCCCAATTTGTAGATCCATCAAGATAAGGAGCATCACTCAATCCAAATGAATATACTCTAGCTCTACCAATAGTTGTTCCTACTCCAATATCAGGTGTGGCTGATGCTTTTCTCTGATTATTTAAATATATAACATCATTATTATTGACACCTCCAGATGGAGTTCCAGATACATTATCAACTTTAATCAAATTCCCCATTTCAAATGGAATTGGCGTAGAATCTACTTTCTTAGTATCTCTAGGCTTATTTACATCTAGTATTGTAGTAACAGATTTTTCAACATTAAAACCTTTAACATATGCTGATCCTGGAGAAATCTTTACCGCCAAAAGATCTTCTGAAGGAACATTTCCTTGATCTGTTAATTGAGTTGAATAAAAGATTCCATTAGAATTTATTCTATCATTAAGAGAATCATTAGTTTCAACATCAAATTGATCTACAGCATAATTTCCAGATTCTTCATATGTTCTTTTCGCAAAATATTCTTCTAGTAAAGAATAATCATCAGTGTCTTGTATTTTCTTAAGTACACCATTAGATAATCTTAGGATTTCTACAAAATTCTTATCATCACTATCAGTTAATTTCTTTTTAGAAAGAACTGCAGAAATTTTTAATCTATCTGCTCCTGGTGCAGCAAAGTTAGAAAAACCTCTAGCATTATCATATAAACTATTATCCTCTTGAGCATCTACTAAAGACTCTGTAATAGATAATCCAACTCTATATGATGGAGTATTTGTATATTGATCTAGTATAAGAGTGTCATCAGTAACAGTAACAAAATGCCCTCTAATAAAATATATTCCTTGAGAAAGAGATACTGAAGATGCAGTTGACGTTGCATTCAAACTAATTAAAGTCGAAAAAGTATCTCCTGTAGATATTGTAGTGTTGCCGTATGTAAGAGGTTCTTCAAGAAGTAAAGTCTCACCATCACTAAACTGGCTAGTTACAAAACTAGAGTCTGCACTTGTATACTTTACATATAATGTATAATCATCAGTTTCTGATTGTACATTAGTTACTACATTCTGAATAACTGCAGAAAGTTGGGAAGTTTGCCCTTTTATCTTTTTACCAATTAAGCTTGTAAGATAAAGACCAACACTTAATCCTAAATGTGTGGGATTAATCTTAACAGCATAATAAGATGAATTATATGTTACATTACCTGGAATAACTACAGAACCATCTTTAAAGATGTGACTGCCAAATGATTCAATTTGATTTTGTAATATTGACTGAAGAGATGTCAGTTCTCTAGATTGAACCGGAAACCCCGGTTTAAAGAGAACCCTATGATAATTATCATTCTGATTAAAATCATCATAATATGGATCTATATTAAGATTTGTTTTTTGTGACATCTTTAGAATTCTAGTATGATTTTAATGTCTTCCTTTTGTCTAGGATTTCGAGAAACTCTAGGTCTATTATCAAGGTAAATTATTTGCCCTGATCCTTTATTTATCTCTCCAATTGCAATGCCATCTGTAAATTGAGTAGCCAAATTTACTTGCTTAGTTGTAGAAACAGTTGTGGTAATTCCAGTGAAAGATGAATCAACAGCTCCACTAAAGTTATTAGATGAAGTTATTGTTCCTCCATTTGCACTAAAACCAACAACAGTTGTTTCAGAAACAATAGATTTGGAATCTTTTTGGTTATAAGAAAGTGGATTATAATATAATGATCGGTCTTGATAATACTTTAAAACTTTTGTCGCACTATCATAAGATGCAATATATCCAGTAGCAGTTCCAACACCAGATACAGTCTGATAAATTCTATTTCCAACAGCTGCATCAGTTGGGTTTGCTACACTAGTTAATTTTACTCCACCTAAATTTGAGAATTGATTCTCATTAAAAATTGATGAAGCAGATCCTGTTTGAGTCGGATTCTTTAAAATACCTATTTGAGCAAATCTTGTATCTACTGGAAAATCTTTAGTAGAATCATCAAAACGAGCATATATTAAAACTTTATCCGAACCCAACTCATTATAAACATCAAATCCATGTCCTCTTGATGGTGGGATAATAGGAACCAAATGTGCAAATTGAGTTGCTCCAGAATTAATTGTTGATAGATTAACTCTACCCCAAGAATAATCTTTTCCTCCAGCAGAAACTACTGCTTTTGTAATTTTATTATTTGTAGTTGTAACAATTACTTTTCCACCTTGACCATCACCAACAATATCAAGTTCCGCATCAGTGCTGTTATAACCAGCTCCTTGATCCTGTATATAAATCTTTTTAATTTGATTTTCATTTATTAATGAATCACCATTCTCTCTAACTGACTGAATTTGAGCATTAGTAGTGCCTAACCAATCATTTGGAAGAGGAATATAATCAATGGAGTCGAATTTAATAATATCACTTGGAGATACTGTAAACAGATACTTCCAAACATAACCATCATTACTTTCACCAGCCCTTGATGGTTCAAGGTCAATAAAAGTTGGTTCATCTGAAGAAGCCT